TGGAGCACCTCCCCAAGCAAGTCCCCCTTCTCTGCGCCAATAACGACGTCCAGAGTGGTATCGGGAGGGTGCAGTCCTATCTTCGGGTCAACCCTAAGACCAAGAAACCCCGCCTAACGGTATTTTCTACATGTACTAACCTTCTAGAAGAGATCGGTGAGTATCGGTGGGCTGAGTTACAGCCCGGGCAAGAGGGGCAAAAGAACCAAAAAGAAGAGCCCCGGAAGTACAACGACCACGCAATGGACGCGCTTCGCTATCTGATCATGTCTAGGCCCGATCCGAATCGCGAGGATAAGCTCCCTGAATATAAAAAGGGCTGGACAACGCCGTCTAAACAGATTCAGGCGGACTTTGCAGCTATCTCTGCGCCTAGAGCTAAAGATCCCTTTAAGGATTACTAATACTTACTAGTATTGTTGTCCAATCTTAACAGTATATAGTATACGGGGAGAAAGCACCCAATGCAAACGCTTAATAACAACTAGGGGTGGCTCTGTAACTCAGTTACATCCACCCCGCCGCATGCAAGACCGGTGCGGGGTATAAGTCTCGGCAAGCAAAGGAAACACAATGGCAGTTGTTCTTACGTTCCAACCCTCTAACGGCAACCCCCGGGCATGGTCTATCGGACCGTACCGAATGGAAATTTATTCTTACACCAAAGCGTCGGGTGACACGGTTATGACCCTTACCTCGCAGTCCCTGATTTCGGTTAACTTTGGTATCTGCACCGGCAAGCAAAGTTCGGCGGCCACCTTTTCGAATAACGTCGCCGTATTCACTACGCCAGATGAAGGCCCGGAAGCTGGCCAAATCATCCTTATTGGTAAATAAATTATGGCAGCGGGCGATAATAAAAATCCCTACGCCGTTGATAATGATCCCATGCGGGGCGCCAGGAACCCCCTGCAAAGTGATCGTATTGCGTCTTTGCAGCCTCCTACGATGAAGCAGAAGAATAGGAAAAGCCTCGAAGATGCCGCCAATGAAGAAGACCCGATCAGCAATGCTGTGCGGAGTCTCTGGCTTAAGGTTCGCGGTAAATAATGTTTAAGTGCCGGGTCTGCGCAGAGAAGGATAAACGGATTGCCTCCCTTGAGGAGCAAGTCACCTTCCTGCGCGGATTCCTGCGCCCTAAACAAGAAGTAAAGTTTGATCCGTTGCCCGTTGTCGAGCTTGAGGCCGACAGCGTTCTTGCGGGCCACGATGAGCAGATTGATCCTAAGCGCCAGGCCGAAATTGATGCCGAGGCCGCTGCGATTCTCGCGGGGACATATAATTAATGGCAAATGAAGTCGCCCCTTCGGGAACTATAAGCGGTTCCGGGGATAACATAGATTTAAGTCAAGTTTCTAATGAAGATATCGACCAGCTAGCGGCGGCGATTGAAACATTTTATAAACAAGATGGAAATGTAAAAGCCAGACTTTCCCAAGCATGGGAAAGGACGATGCGCTTCATCGATGGAGACCAGTGGTTGGTGTGGTCGGGTGAGGGTGGAACCGGAGGAACCTGGAACCGCCTAACTGTCTCCAAAGAGAACGAGTATATCCCTCGTCCAGTGACGAACATCATGTTCCACTGCTACGAGACGCTTAAGAGCTACCTCACCAAAACAAAGCCCCGCTCGAGTGTTAAACCTAACACCCAGCGCTTTGAGGACAAGGCCGCCGCAAAGGTTGCTGACATCTGCCTTGAGGCTAACTGGGAGCGCCTTAAAGAGCAGGAGAACTACGAGTACGCCGCTTCTGTTCTTCTCGCCTACGGCACCGTCTTTAAAAAAGACTACTGGGACACGACTGCGGGGAGTGCTATCGAGGTTCCCTCTCAGAATGCGGATGTGCTGGGTGCCCAAGCCTCCTTAGAAGGCGTAATGGCCGGGGCCCAGTCCCAAGAAACGATTGCTAATGAGACTATTTCGCTTGGGGACGTGGCGACGGCTGTCATTGAGCCCTACCGGATTGCGGTGGATTTGCTGGCTACGGATCTCCATACCGCACGTTGGATCATGGAATATTCGATTCAATCTCTCGAATGGGTTCGTGACACGTACGGTAAGCACGCTCCGGGCTATACGGGCCTTGCGGACACGGTTAAAGAAGAATCTTCCTTAAACGGCTCCATGCGCCGTTTCTACGAGCTTAAAAATTCCTCCGGCATCCGGGGTGATATGCTTACTCGGGCAGCCGCAGGCTCCGATCGCGGTACGGCGACCCTTAACAACTGCGCGGTTGTCAAAGAATATTATGAACGCCCCTCTGCAAATTATCCTCGCGGTCGCCTTGTGGTTGTCGCTAACGGCGTTACTCTGTATGCCGGAGACTCCCCCTGCGAGGGACCGGAGTCCGGAGACTGGCATCCGTATTCCGATTGCCGATGGGAACTCGTACCAGGGCGGTACTGGGCCAAGGGGCCACTAGATGCTATCTGCGAGCTTCAAAAGCGCCTTAATAGCATTGATGCTACGATTATCCTCACCCGTAAGACCACTGCCATCCCCCAGAAGCTTCTGCCCAAGGGGAGCGGAGTACCGCAAGGTCAGTGGACTGGGCGCCCTGGTCAAGTTATCGAGTCTAATTGGGAAGCGGGCAAACCCGAGATTATTCCTGCTACAGGAGTTGACCCGACTGTTTTCACTGAACGCGAACAGGTTATTGAGGAGATGAAGTTGATCTCCGGCGCTATGGACATCCTGGTTGGGGACCGCCCTCCCGGAGTTAACGCCGCTAGCGCGCTTTCTCTGCTCTACGAAGTCGGCACCGGTAAACTCTTCCCGATGCTTGATCGCTGGAAGCGCTTTGTGGAAGCCTCCCAGAAGAAGCAGCTTAGGGTCATCGCTAAGAACTACCAAGAGCCCCGCCCCGAGTATATCAAGCTTCTTAAACAGAAGAATAAAGAACTCTCCGAGAGCATGATCGACAAGTTCCTGGGTGCTGACCTGCTTGATAACTGCAACGTTATCGTGGAAGCGGGCTCTAACGTACCTAAGCTTGAGGCCATGAAGCAGATGCGGCTTCAAGAAGCAGCCCAGATGGGCGCTATCGACATGACCCAACCCGAGAACCGCGCCGAGTACCAGCGCCAGATGGGCATCGTCGGCTTTGATAATGACATCGGCCCGGATAAGAAGCGCGCCGAGTGGGAAAATGACTGCCTAGACAATATCCTTCTCAACCCCGATAAGAAGCCCGTCACGCTTGTTATCGACGACCACGAAGTGCACCTCGCCGTGCACGAACGCCGCATGAAAGAGCCGTCTTGGATGGAGCTTGATCCTCAAATCCAGCAAGCCTACCAGATGCACCTCCAAGAGCATGAGCAGTTCATGGCGATGGCTCAAGAACAGCAGATGATGCAAGCCGCAATGACTGGCCAACCCCCACAAGGGTCTGGTAGTGCGCTAGACCCGACCAAAACTAAGGGCCACGGCAAGGGCGCGCCTAATTCTGTGCGGGAGGCGGCTGCAATGGCCGATGTCCCGCCAGGTAAAGAGGAGCGTTAATGCTACATCCATCAGGCCGTAAGTGGAAATTGTTTTTAGGTTTACCGAGCAATGGATCTGTCTGCGACTTTCAAAATTACGTACTTCGTGACTTGGTTGAGCGATACTCAGATGAAATCGAGTTTGTTTGGCCAGAGCAACTCTGTCAGCGTATTTTCCATGATTATGCTAGAAACGGAATCGTCGAAGATTTCCTAAATTCTGGCGCCGACATGATTTGGTTTCTAGATTCCGACATCTGCCCGCCTAAATTTGTGCTCGATCTCATTACCAAGCACGGCGATAAGTGGCAATGCGCAGGAGCGCCGTATCCTGTATTCATGGCGCAGCCTAATGAGACAGAGCGCCAGGTAGTGTTCACCTGCTATAAGCAGATTCAGAGTCCTGATAACAAACCGCGCGTCGCCCCGTGCCCGATTCCGATGGAAGGCACTGAATTCATCGATGGAATCGCTACGGGCTGCCTTTTCATCAAGCGCGAAGTGTTCGAGAAGCTCGAGAGACCCTACTTTGATTTCAAGTACGACCCCGAGACCAAGCAGCCAATCGAAGGTGAGGATATCGGGTTCATTATCAAGATGTGCCGACTTGGGATTAAGTTCTTCGTCGACTATTCCATGGTTTGTAAGCACTGGAAGAACAACATCGACCTACTTGAGGTCAACAATTACGCAATGAATGTTGCGAACAAGTTTAAAATCCACGCTGAGGCCGAACTCGCCGCTGCAAAAGGGCAACTCGAGGAGGTCGCTAAGCGATTTAAGCGTGTAGTGGAGCGAAATAAAGAGCTTGAGGCCCTGGTAGCCAAGCAAGCAAGCGCTAAGATCGTCGATCGCGCTGGAAAGCCGTTAATTTACCGATGAAAAAGCTAAATAAAGTCGCCAATGCCTATTCTAAGGCCGCACAAGACACAATTTCAGCCAAAATGCACAAGATGAAGGACGAGGATCGCCCCCAAGATCAGAAAGTCGCGATTGCTATGAGCGAGGCGCGCAAAAAAGGAGAAAAAGTTCCTCCTCCTAAGAAGAAATAGGTTTTTGTTCATACAGGTAAAGCTTAAGAAGCTCTGTAATGATGTCTCCCTAGAGAACGGACATAGAATTACTAGGGTTTATTCTATGGACACATTTTATCTGCGTATACGCCGCTCGCAGGTCGGCAAGGAAGTCCTATAGGGCAGGTATAGGACTCTCACCTAGTATTAGTCTGTCAGGGTATTGGTCGCCCACGGCTCGTCTCCGCTAAAGGACGTAAAAGGAACCTATGTTTGAGAATGAAGGAATGGAAGTCGAGCAGGAAACGCAGTCAGACGTAACGCCGGAGACCTCGTCTGAGTCTCAATCCGACAACCAACCGGAGCAGCAGGCAGCAGCCCCGGCAGAACAAAAACAAGTGCCTTTCCATGAAGATCCACGAATCCAGGACTACATGGATCGGCAAATGCGTAAACACGCAGAGGCTTACGAAAGCCGCCTCTCAGAAATGCAGCGGCAGCTTCAAGAAGCCTCTCGTCCTAAACAAGAACCTCAAAAAGATCCCCTTATTGAGCGCCTAACTGGCATTGATAAGGATTTTGGAGAGAGGTTCAAACAGCTATCCGACCAGGCTGCGCTCGCGACTAAGTTGCAGGAGCAACTCACTTCAATGCGGGAGCAGCAGTTTGTGGAGCGCGCAGTAGGTCGTATCGGCGAACTTAATAAGAGTAATAGCGTCTCTCCGGAGATTGCCTCGCTCTATGAGGCCGCCCTCGATAAAGCCTACCGCGAAGGTAAGATCCGCACCATGGAAGATGTGGACAAGGCCTATAATGCTATCCATGAGCCGTTCTCTAAAGCGCTGTCTGCCCGTGAAAAGGCAGCGCTCGATAAGTACGTTTCGGAAAAGAAAGCCGCTTCGGCTAAGCCAGCCCCCCAGCCGAAAGGCCGTGTGGCAAATCCTGCTCAAGGACCTAAGCAGTATGCTAACGAGCAGCAGCGAAGGGCTTCGATTGTTAAGGACGTTGTTGCGGATTTACGCGCCGGGAGAGATCTCGGTTAATCATTAACAACTATAGGTAACTAGAAATGGCAGATACTAATTCTACGTCCGTTGCTGGCGTACTCAAACGAGTTTACGGCAAGCTTACGGACCAACAAAACCTCGAACACAAGGCGATTGACCAAATTGGCAATACGTCCCTTAAGGTCAATCCGGGCGGCGGGTTCTACGGCGCGATCAACGACTACGGTAACGAGTCCGTTGGCGCGATCAACGAAACCGAGCAGTTCCGTACGATCGATTCTGAAGACTATAAGCAATTTACCGTTACGGCCAAGATCAACGTCGCTCCGATCCAGTTCTCGGGCTACATTGCTGCGGCTACTGACGGTGATGATGAGGCTTTCGTCTCGGCTGTTATTGATGGCCTTGAGAAGGCTAAAGAGCGACTCCTGAAAGACGAAAACCGCCAGTTCTTCGGAAATGGCCAGGGCGTTCTCGCTTCCCCGGCGGGCACCGTTTCGTCTGCTGCGACCTCCTTCTCCGTCGATTCGGCCCAATACCTCCGTGCGAACATGGTTGTTGACATCTGCGCGGCTAACAGCTCCACGGAAGTGATCTCGTCCCTCCGCCTTACGGGCGTGGATAAGGTCAACAACATTGTCTACTTCGCGGCTTCTTTGGGCGCTTCCCTTACGGTTGCAAACCAACTCGTGAAGGAAAACATCCGGGTTTCGGCTGCGGCCGACGGCAAGGAAATGATGGGCCTTCGTGGGATCGTTGATGATTCTACGGACCTCACCACGTTTGAGAGCTTGGACGCTCTTTCGAACTTTATCTGGCGCGGTCGCCGGATCGATGCTTCGAGTTCTAACCTCACGTCGGACCTTCTCCAACGCCTCTTGGATGACACCAAGATCCTCGGTGGAGTTGCTCCTGACATGATCGTTATGCACAACAAGCAACGCCGGAAATATCTTGATATTGTTACGCCCCAAAAGCGCTATACGACTCAAGATATGGATGCGGGCTCGGATAAGCTCTCGTTCAACGGCATTGACCTCTTCTTGGATGAAGACTGCCAAGAAGCTACGGTCTACGCCCTCTCTAAGAAGTACTTGCAGAAGTATGAGATGAAGGGAATCCACATGGGCAACCATGACGGATCCGACGTCTATCTCCGCAATGCTAACTTCGACGTGTTCCAGGCTTACTGGAGACACTATAGCAACTTCGGTACGGATAAGCGGAATGCGCACGGTAAAATCGTGTCGCTCGCTAGCCCGACTGGCGTCGCTTAATTAGTCCTTAAGGCTTGGGGAGCCGGTGAGCCTTAATCACCGGCCAAATTTTTAAAGGGGCTTACATGGGACTTACTCTTCTAGACACGCTAACCGACGGAACACAGGTCGCCCAGGTAACTGGGACCGTTAACACAAAGGAAGTTCCGGCCGCCTCGACAACGCTCGTTGTAGTCGCAAGTGCAACTACAAGTACGGCCCTATTGGCCTCGAATCCGGATCGCAAAGGCTTCACGCTGTATAATGATGGTGGAAAAATAGCGTATGTAGCTCTATCTGCGTCCTCCAGTACGACGGCCTTTAGCATTAAGATGCCTGCGGGCTCTTTTTACGACTTCACGTCTATGAAATACACCGGACCCCTAAGCGCAGTTTGGAATGGCACGGGCAATACAATGCAGGTCACTGAAATCGTTTGATGGATGACTATAAACTACTCTTCTTCATCCGGAGCGCTAACTCAATCAGGGCAGATAATGACCCAGCCGGGTGCTCTGTGTGGCGTCGACATACAGTCTCCCGAGATGGGGTATTTAATACTGACCGTCTATGATAGCGAAAGCTCAAACGTCTCAAACAGAAAGGCTCTATCTATATTTCGGTCTGATTCGGGTATGAGCGGCCAAAATCACGAATTTTTCGTTCCGGTAGCCGCTAACAGAGGTCTGTACGCAGAAGCTAGTGGTACTGGGACGGGGTTTAAATATATCGTTAGATATACTTTATAGGAGAACTATGTCACTTAAGAAGCTTAACGCAGTAGCGAAACACGTAATGGGTCATGGGGCCAAGAGCCAACAACCCCTAAAGAAAGTTAAGAAATCGTTAAAGAGTCAGGAGCCTGGGGAGACCCCCGAAGAGGAATCACAGGAGACGGCCGAAGAAGAGGCCCAAGAACAGGAAATGGGGATTGAAACCCGTAAGAAATCCAAGCGCTAACTCGATTGTTGTCCAATCTTAACAGTATATAGTGTATGCCTAACCATCTAGAGTCTAAAACTATGGCCGGACTAGCTGCTCTACTCGTGGTGGCAGTTGGCATGACTCTTGCGGGTAAGCTTACCCCAGAACTCGCTGACGTGCTCAAATGGATCGGTGGTTCCTTCCTTGGCATGCGAGCGGTCGCCAACGTAGCCGAGGCCAAGCGTGGTTAAGCTTCTGATGGCCCCTACAGGCAAGCTTATTCAGGGCCATGTGCTTGACGTCGCTGTTAAGCCCTTTGTAGAGACTATGCGGTTTACCCTCAATGACCCGCTGCTCTACGTGAAGTGGAACTCTAAGAAATGCGGGGGCTGGGGTTGTTGGGAGATTCGTCGTGCTCCGGAGTATAATTCCGCTCTTGATGTCTCCGAATATGACGGAAATTTGATCTTTAAGGTTGGTCCCAAGGAATACGACGTAGTCCACCATGTTCTAGACTGCGCGTTTCTTAACTACGATGCGATTCGAAAGCTCCGTGAGATGGACTCCTACCAGTATGGAGATCGCGGAAAGAACTTGCAGGACGAATGGGAGCGGGCGCGACGAGGTGCCAAAGAAAAGGCCCTAGTTCGCCGCGAAAATGAAAAGAAATACATGGTTAAGCACTACCGCAAGGAAATTCGCGGTTGGATGGAAGCAATTAAAGGTGGTGAAAATCCCTACGCCATCGCCCAACACTGGGACGCGGCCAAAGAGGTCGATTAGGGATCATTAGCTAAATCCTAGCTCAAAGAATGGATCATTATGCCCATCGCTATTAACGTTACTGAAGAAACTATCACTATCCCGGTTGTTGGGGGCCACTACTTTACCTTCAAGCCCGGCGCCAAGAAGACAATCACTAACCCCGCCGTTGCGAACTTCATCAAGCAGGAGCGTAAAGGGCAGGGGATTGCTATTCTGCCCGATCTCCGGACTGCGGAAGAGTTTGAAGACCCAGATAGCGTTACGGCTACGGAGCTTAAGGAACGCGAGACAGCTGCTGCAGAAGAGACCAAAAAGATTATGGCCGATGCCCTGTCGGACTACACGGCCCGTCTCCGCTCGGTCATTAAAAACAATCAAGTTTCTCTGGCTCGAGACCTCGCTCGTGCTAACTACAAGCATGGCCCAGAGCACGAAATGAGCGATGGCGAGCTTGAAGCTATGAAGCTCCTTGCTAAGTACGATCGTAAGGGCAAAGATGCCCAACAAGAGCGCCTTAATGAGATCGAAAAACTTAAGAAAGAAATCGGCGGGTAATGGCGATCACCCTTTCCAATCCTACACTCGGTAAGCTTATCTCGTCGATTCGGAATATGCTGAATCAGCCCAACGCGGCTAATTCTTCCTGGACCGATGCGGAGCTTACCGAGTACATCAACGAAGCAATTCGGGTGTACTTTGCTGAGGTCGTCCAGAACATGGAAGGCCAATGGACCAAGGTGTCCAACCTCAATATCACTAGTGGGTCTGAGACGATTGACCTCCCCACGGACTGCTATGAGGTTAAGGGCGTTTGGAAGATTACGTCCGATGGGTATGTGATTCTGCCCTACA